CCTGCGCCGTCGAGCCACGGCGGTTCGTCTGGTACGAACCCGTGAAACACTGTGTCGTCCCACGTCGTCGTATCGGTGCCGATAGTATGCGTCAGCGTTCCGTTTTGCAATATCTTGTCATTGAGTAACGTGACCGCCGTTTGTGCCAGCGCGTGCGTGCTGAACCCGTAGAGCAACAGCCAGCACGTCATGCTTCGCCCGTGCAGTTTGCCGAGCAGGTGGTATTCACCAGCGACCCCGAAGAACGGTTGAATGTTACTATCGAACTCCGCCGCCGCCACGTCCATGCTGCCGTGTAAGTGTGTACCGGTGTTGAGGCTTCCAAGTGTGATTGTCATGGTACGGTTGCCGCTGGTAGTGGGTCAACTTGCGCTCGCATCGCTGGTGCCTTAACGTTCAAACCCTGGCCTTCAAGTGTTGCGCGAAGCGCTTTGATCTCGTCTATCTGGGTCTGCAACAGCGCGACGTGTTCGTCTGACACTTGCCCGCCTATCGGCATCACCCCAAACAACCGCCGCACTTTCTTCGCTTCCTCAAGTGCTGCGATCCCAGACGCGAACGGGTCGGTGTCGCCGAGAATTTCTTTCCCATAAATGTCGGACGTGATCTTGCCAGACGTTCCGAAGAACCCCGTGTCAATCCCTGACAGGTTCACTGCCTTCAATCCCTCCTGCACGATCTCTAACACGGTCCCCGCCGTATCCTCGCCACCACGAACGCGAGCGGCATCCCGTGCCGCTTTTGCTCGGCGGTCTGCGATCAAGTGCGGGGCAGCCTCTTCCACTGCCCCTGCTTGTGCCTGGAACCGTGGAACCGCATCGTTGATTGACGTGATTGCTTCAGCCGCTTTTGCCTCGAACCTTACCGCCCTGTCAGACTTGCCGATAATCTCACTAATGGCGGTTTTGCCGATGCCTTCTTTTTGTAAGTCAAGAAACTGAAGCCCGAGGTTTTCGTTTCCCTGCAATAGCGACATGCGTTCATCAAACGTGCGAGCCGCTTTGAATTCTGTGATTTCTGCGCGGGTGAGTTTTGTTTGCGTGCCGTCCTTTATTTCTTTTTTTAAGTCAGGTGCGAACGATTCCATTCGTGTGAACAGTTGCCGCATCGCCGTTGCTGTGTTTGTTCCTGTTGGGTCTTTAATAATCTGCGACATAGTCGCGGCGATTTCCAAAGCTCGCTCTGTTGTTGCCCCTTCCTGATTCCGTTTATTTGCTGTCGCTGCCGCAAGTCCAGGGCCGATATTCCTGGCGAACTCTGCGGGGTCAGTTGCTCGCACTTGCGACCCAACCTGCAACAGTTGCCCGAGTGCCCCCTCAAAGTTTGTGGACCCGCCGAGACTCGCTACGTCGAGCGTGCCGCCAACAAACGCCTGCGCACGTTCAGCACTGCCCGCTGTGACCTTCAGCGCCGCCGTGGATAGCTGCATCGCTTGTTCAAGGTCTTTTGCACCTGCACTAACGGCGATACCGATCAGGTTTGCCAGCCCTTCCTGTGACACTCCCAGCTTCGGGGCCTGGTCGAGAATCATCCCACGCGCTTCACCTATCGCTTCTGGACCGATATTCAACCCCACATCAGCCAACGCCTGTTCGAATGTTTTAGTCTGAACTGCCGCTGTCAGTTTCAGTTGCTGGACCTTTTCTAATTCGCTGACGACTGCTGTAACGATAGCCTGAAAGCCGAGCATTCCAGCACCAAGTGCGGCGACGTGGCGAACGCCCGACGCCATCGCACTGGATGTTGACGAAGCGACCCCGCCAACTGCCGACTTTGCTTTCTGTAACGACGCCCGCAGTTCGTCCACCTTCTTTTTTTGTGCAGTGAACGCCTTCGACCCCATCGCCAGTTTTTTTAGGGCGGTCTCGTTTTCCTTCAATTCCTTTTCGAGTTTATTGAATGATCCCGCCGCCGCTTCCGCGCCTTTCTTCGATGTGTTTGCGAGTTTCTGAACCGCCTTTTCCTGCTTGTCGAACTTCGCGTTCAGGCGGTCGAGCGTTGCGTTCATTTTCGTTGCGGTGGCGATCCACTCAACTGTTACCGTTTCGTCAGCCATCGTTTTCGGCCTTTCGTGACAGTCCCAGCGTCAACAGAAACACGTCGAGCACTGCCTCTTTACCGACCCACAAATCAAGGAACACAGCAACCTCTGGCAGCATCCGATAATTCACCTGCAACAGCTTCAGCAGCCAGCCGACCTGTGCAGTCGGGTCAGCTTGAAAAAGCATCTCACGCAACCCGAATTCTTCGAGGTACGTCTCACGCAAAGCGTCTGCCTCGTCACATACCCACGAAAACTGGCGGATCACCTCCCATCGCATGGTTCCATCGTCAGCGTAAACTGCGCGAGCGTCAACGCTGTCTGGTGTTGGGATCTTCCACGACTGGTCGCCGAACTTTACGCGCGGTCCTGCCTGCGTGTAATGGCGACGGAGTTCGGATTCAGTCGGCGGCTTATCGTTCCAGATGCCGACGAAATATAACGGCCTTCCGTTTTCGTTTTTGGCAATCGACGGAATCCACGTCTGTTCCTGTTCCGCGTAGTGCATCAACGGTGCTTCGCGTGTTGGGTGTGCCAGTATCATTCCTGTTTGGTTATTCGGACCCGCTGCGTTAGGCACGCGGTCCTGACAGTCCGCGAGAATCACGGACAGCCCAGAAACCTTTGCGACCGCTTCGAGGTTTGCGCCCTGGCAGTCGGGAATGAAAACAAGATAGTGAGACACGTAGACCGATTCATTCTATGGACTCGTTGCGGCGACTGATGCCGTGAGTGTTTTGCCGTGGAGCGTAATCGTCGCCGTGCCGTCATCGTTCTGGCTGGCGGTGATGTTGCCCGTGTCCGCGAGTCCTGCCGCGAAGGTGAGACTGATATCTGTGTTGCTGCCCGTGTATTCGCCAGCGTCCGCACGGCGTCGGAGATAAACCACTGCCGCTGTCATCGCCGTGAAGTTGCCGACCGTTGCGGCGACGGCATCGAAGTCGTTGACGGTGATCTCCATTGTCGGAACGATATTCTTGAGCGATGCCCACACAGGGAACACAGCCCCTTTGCCTGTTGGTGATTTCACCACCTCAATTCCTGGCGTCACGCGGATCGACTGAACGCCGGGCACTGCCGAAGCGTTGATTGTCACGGGACCGAGTGCAAACTCAGCGTTGAATGATTGAGCGATTAGCGTATAGGAAGCGGTATCTGAAACCGCATCAATGAAACCATCAGACGACAACCAGTGGCATTCGCACGCACACGTTGCGAAGTCGCCGTCCTGGCTCGCTTCGATTGAGGTCGGCACAATCAGTGCGTTTGCCCCCGTGATGTTTGCGTGACTGGTGGTGAGTGCCTTGAATGACGCACCAGCGGAACGAAATTTCTTCGGAAAGATTATCGTGCTCGACAACTCCGACACGCCCGCAGAGCAAAACGTGTTTGTGTTCAGCGCGAGCAGCGCGGCGAGGTCACCAGACGTAAACGTGGTCACATCCGCTTCGGATTTCCCGCTGACCTGTGCGACGGCGTTGCCGCCCGAGGTCATCGCTTTGCGGATTTCCTGATTGGTTGAGAAATCACTTTGCGTGATTTGTCTGATTGTCGTGCTGCCCAGAATTGCGTCAGCGAGTACCCAAATATTTGACATATCACTTTATCCTTCGTTTTCGTTTTCGTCTGTACTTGTCCGACGTTGCGCCGCGTTTGTACTCACTCGCCTGCCGCCGCCGTTCCTGCGTGATCTCTTTCCGTGATAGAACCGCGATTTCTTTCCGTTGCCAGTCGGCGAGTCTGTTTTTGACTGTGCCCCGCATCTTCAGGGCTGAACCGTATTGCGTCGCCGTGATCTTGTACCGTGTCAGAACTGACTGCCTGAGCCTGCCGCTCCACACGTTCGGCTTCTTGTGTTTTTTAACTTTCGATTTCAGCTTGTTGTAATTGACAGCACGCGGTCTGGCGTTGTATTCCGTGTAGGCGATTTCTTCAAAGTGATTTGGTACTCGGTCGCGGATGTGCCGCTCCATTACGCGGCGATTGATTGCTTTCATTAACTGCCCGTGTTTGCGCGGCGTCAGTTGTGCCCGTTCGATTTGGATCTCAATAGGAAACATCAGATAAAGTCCATTGTGGCCTCGATCACAGTACCCCACTCGATCCGCCCGTGGTTGTCATCAGGATCAATCTGCCCAGGCGGCAGCGTCAGGTTGAGTGTTCGCAACATTAGCAACCCGCCGCCCTGCCCTTGTGTTCCTCCGTTAATTCCCGCCAGTAGTGCGGAAGTCTGCTCCCACATCCACGTCCATTGTGCTTCGAACGTCCCGCACTGGTCTTCAGGTATCGCCAGTTCCATTCTTATTTCAACTGGCAGTTCACCGCGCGAACGGTTCGCCATCCAGTTTGTGTGCATCGGGTGAGCGTCCAGAATGATACACGGGCACAGTGTGCATCCTCCGTCGTCTTCCTTTCCGCCTTTGTAAATCCGTTTCGCGGCGTCAATCTTGTTATCTTCACCGCACAGCGTGTGCCAGATCTCCAACCCCGCCAACATCGTCTTGACGTTCTCGACTGCTGCCAATATGTCGAGTGCAGCCATTACAGACCACCCGTGCGGAGCGGTGCCCCGCCTTTCGTTTGTGGATTGTAAATCGTCACGTCCACAGTCTTGAATCCGTTTTTATCTGGTCCGATCTTCGTGACGCTGACCAGGTCGCCGTCAATCTTAAACAGGTCCGAATAGCTGACCGTCGATGACTCGGCGAGCAGCAACTCACCCGTGCGTCGTGTCGCCCTGTCTCGCCCGTTTGCATCCGCTTCAGGATGCCACGTAACGATGGCTGTTGCGTTGCTGGCGGCCCCTTTAGGACCGCCAGCATAACGCAGGATTGATTCACCATTGAACCGAAGACCCAACGGTGAACCGATAGCAGCCACGCGATCACCAAACGCGCTACTCACGTCGTCACGTTGTCGAAGATACCATTGCAAGCAGTGTGCAACTCGACTTCGTCCACATCGTGACGCACTCGAACAATGTCTGCCCGCACCGCTTCGTCGCGGTACGTTTCAACCAGTCCATCCTCAGCAGAACCGTCGCCGGTCCAGTTGAAGATTCGACCCGCACAAGGTTCACGGAAGTCGCTGGTTGTGGCAATCCGCCCAATCCAGCAATATTCGTCAGACCAGATCGGACTGAGCGACGCCGTTGCTCCTTCGTTGGCAGTGTTTTTCGTTCCACCCGCAACTAACAGATGTTCAATGTCGAACACCTGAGCCATCGCAGAAGTCGTGATGGTTTCAGGACGAACATCAACGAACCCCTGATATTTCAGGCGGTCAACAATCTGCGCGACGTTGCGAAGGTTTCGGAACACCTTACGGTTGACAATCATGCAGTTTGGCCACAGTCCAGAGGCACCGTAAAGCGCCTGGACCTTTGACTCCACATCAGTGATCGGAACCGCGTTGGCGGCGTCGTCCCACTCATTCGTGATTGTGGTGGCGGTGTATGTGGTCGCGTTGAAGATTTGAGCCGCGACTCGTTTCTCCTGCGCTTCCATGATCGCCCGACGTGCCCGAAGTGTGGAAATCACTTCAGCGTCGAAGTAGTTCTGATACATGGCGGCCTCACGGTCGTCGACCGCTTCCTCCACTCCATGCTCCATTGTGGTGTAGGTCGCAGGGTCAAACGTGAAATTCCCGCGATTGTAACCACTGCCAGCAGCGCGGGACGTTTCCCGATTCTGTAACAGTTGCTCAATCGGGATTTTCCCGAAGTTGCCTGACTGCGCACCCACTGGAGTGACTGGCAGTACCCGATGACCGATGAACCCTTGTGCGTCCATCATCAGGTCGAATTCTTCCATACTTGCTGCCAAGTCTGGACGTTGCGTCGAAAGTGCGCTTGATGGGGATGGCATGTTGCCGACTCCTTAATGTTTTGAAGATCACAGAACGATCAGCGGGGCTGATTACGATGCTGCGGTGTCTCCGTGTGAATTGCGAAGAACCTCAATGATGTCGCCATCAGCCGTGGCTGCGGTTAATGCTGTTCCGATCAGATACGCCGTAGCCTGTGCCGTATCCTGGACCTTCCCTGATGTCTCAGTGTAAACAGGAGCAGCAACCGCAAGTGCCTCAATGGCAATCATCTTGCAAGTACCTGCCGCTGATGTTAGCTGCACATCAATCACGTCACCGCTCGCGAACGCTTCGCGAGTCGCAACGCCGATTTCCTTCTCCGCGAGTCCCGCCGTAACGACAGTTCCTGCGGCTTCAAGTTTCACCCGTGCGTACTGTGCAACAGCCGCCGATGTGGTGAATGCTTTTGTTCCTGTGGCATTCAGTTCTGCCATGATATTTTTCCTTTACCTTTTGTTTGTGAGTTGGTTGAAAGCAAACGCAACCGCCATCAGTTAGCGGCGGCGACCATTGCCTCCCGAAGTTCTGGTTGCGTACGGTTCACAGTCTTGACGGCTTCCGCCCGTGACTTTCCGTTTTCCTGTTCCTTCCGCACTGCCACCATAAAGTCGGCATGGGCGTCAGTGCTGTCGTCGGTTTCGCTGACCGTTTTCGTTCCCACGGCAGGAACGCCTTTGGGTTTCACCAACGCCGCTGCGGCGTTGAGTTCAGCGACCTCTGTTGACAACGTTTTGTTGACTGCTTCACTCGCCGCGATGCGGTCGCGAAGTGTCGAACAGTACAGCGCCGTGGCGTCTGCGGTTGTCAGTTCAGCTTCTTGGCATTCACCGATCAACACTGCATCAGCGGCGTTTTTCATGTCAATGCCTGGACAAGCAGCGACCAACTCTTTGAAGGTTGCCGCTTGCGTTTCCGTGGTATCGCTCATAGCGACTTCCTTTCTATCAGCCCGGCTTCGCAGTTCCTCGACTACTTCGTCGAAAGACTTGATGCCATCAATCAGGTTTCGCGTTTGCGCGTCTGATGCCATATACACCAGACCCGTATTAAGTGCTTCCGCTTCGGCAATACTCATTCCGCGACCGCTCGCGATTGCCTTTGTGAACTCAGCCTGCGTGGCATTGATAACGTTCTGCCACTCGGCGATCTGTGCGTCACTGACTTCCATTCCAGGGAACCCGCCGCCCTTGAACTCGCCCGCCTTGACGACGATGGTTTTGATGTCTTCGTTTTCGAGTGCTCCCGAAATATCGTAAAGCGCCATGAAGGTTCCGATGGAGCCAATCTTCGCGGTCGCCGTGTTTGCGTACACCTTGTCACATTGTGACGCCACCCACATGGCAGCGGATGCGCACAAGTCCTCAACGAATGCGACTGTTGGTTTGGTCGACCGTGTGACTTCAGCAGCCAGGTCAGCAGTGCCCGAGACTGAACCGCCTGGCGAGTCAATCCGCAGAATGATCGAGGTCACAGACTCGTCAGCGTTGGCCTGTCTGATCGCGTGTCGTGCCTGCACAGTGCCGCCGCCGCCGATGCTTGAGCCTGCCTTCGTCATCGTGCCCTGAATGTCCACGACAGCAACAGTGCCGCCGCCGACTGAATCAAAACTCGCGGCGAATGATTTGTGATCCTGAGCCGCGATATGTGCGACCAGATCCATGCTGTTGACTCGCTGCACCACCTGATTGAAGTGGACAGGTTCAACGCACCAGAAACCGCTGTAGTTGTCGAGTTTAACGTTGCTGATCTGCATCATGTTCCTTTTCTGTCTGGCTCACGTCGGCGTTCAGTGTCAACTTCAGACCATCGTGCAGCGGCAGCGCTAACAATTCCCGCCACGATACGCGCTCGGAATCGTCGTCAGCTTCAAGGTTGATTGCCCGTGCGGCGTCGCGGCACAGTCTGTACCACTTCGCGTTGTCGCCAACCGCTTCGACAATCACATCGTCGAAGTCGTCGCCGCGACTGGCGTGTACTTTGCGGTGAGTTGTGATCCCGCTTGAAACCTTCGTCACATCAGCGGCAGCATCCTGCAACGGCTGGATGTATTCCCAACTCGGGCGAGACCATTTGTGTTTGAATATGTCGACGCCGCCTTGTGTCGCCCAACCCTGCAATTCTGGCGATTCAGCCAACCAAGTGCGGACCTTCCACAGATACACGCGGCGGTGAAACTTTCGGATTAGCCACGTCTGAATCCTGCGGTATCCCATCCGCGCTTGATCCAGCGCTCCACGCCATCCGCTGAAGTTCGTCTGCGACGGATCTAAGAACACAGCCTGGAACGGGATGCCGAGATTTGCACAGACCGTCTTCAGAACTTTCTGGATGTGATTCAGGTAATCACTGCCAGGGGTATTCGGTGAGAATCCCGTCAGTTCCTCGCCTGGCTCGCCGTCGATCTCCATTCCGGGGCCGATGTTTTCCAGCGTCCGCGAGTAGGTTCCGATGGTTTCCGTCGACCGTGGCCCGTATTGTGCCCCGCCAAGTGGGCTTGCTTTCGCCTTCTTGCGGAACACCGCGAAACAACTCGCGATCTGATGCCGCACAAGTTCCGCGAATTCAATGTCGTCGTGCATCCCGATGGTATCGGCAACGCGACGGAAGGCACTCATCCCGCGAGTCTGTGAAACCCGCGACGGGTCGAATACATGGAACACCTGGCGGAATCCGTCCGTATCGCGTGCGGCAACCGATGTCGTGTCGGATACTTTTCGCAGTGCTCGCCGTGGGTCGATTTCTTCATTCGTGAACAGGTAATTCAATCGGCGGCGGTTCTCGTTGAGTTCCACGCCGTACACGATGTTTTTCTTCGAGTTCGTCGGCGTGCGGCACCGATGCGCTTCCATGATCTCAAGTGACCCTGCCGCGTTCGTGACTGGCAAAATGTCACCGTCAACAATCGCACCGCGTAACACCGCCCGTTCCTGCTCGGCAAACGTCATCTCACCAGCGAGGTCGCATTGATCCTCGTCTTGCGACCATTCTTTCCACTTCGCCTTCAGGAAAGCGTCTGCGTTCTCGTCGCCCGTGCAGGGATCTGGACGGCAGCCAACGTCCTGGAGGATATTGTCAATCAGTCTGTCGACAATCATTCCCGCAACCGAATCATTCCGGTCGAGGTCGCGGGCGTACTCGATTGAATACAGCCAATCCGCTTCGGTTCTAAAGTGGAAGTCGCCCGACGTTCCGATACCCGCCACGCCGCGACGGTTGCGACGAAAGCGACCGCTCTTTTTTGCGATCTCGTAATCTGCGCGGGCTTCGTGCAGCGGTGGCGATTTAACCTTTCTCATCGGAAGTCCCCGATTGAAAGGTGCTTAACGCTGTTCTGTCCTGCCGTGGTCGAGTTCGCGTTGAGCCACGCCTCAGCGGCAGTCTGCTGACGTTCCCACAATTCAGGGTTGAACGTCGTGCGGTGTCCGCTGTGCATCCAGTCGGATGGGTGCATCACCAACAACGCACGACAGGCCTGAATAAACGACTGGCAGGACGACGTTGACGCGGAATGATCGTAGCCAATATTGTCGAGATATTGGGCAATAATTTGCGCCTGCGTGGATGAGGAAGTGATCGCCATCCTTGCTTTATGGTGGCGGAATCAACTTTTTGCAATCACTTTGAAGCGTTCCGAAACTTCGATAAGTCGGAAATATTACACGCCTGAACCGTCGATTGAGTCTGCTAACCGTTCACACAGCCATGTGATTGACTTCTGCACGCTGTTCCGAATCAGCGTTCCGTCTGACAGTTTCTCGCCGCGCTGGTCGAGCGTGATTGACAACCGCTTGACGGCGGAGCGTGCCTTCGGCGTCAGGACCACTTCAGGACGTGACGGCAGATATCCCTCACCCTCCAACGCGATCAGCGAAGGCACGCCCAAATCGACCTTTAGATTTTCTGCCTTCCTTGCCGTCTGGTGTGTTTGCTTCATCGGACTGGATGTCTTCGCCATGCTCATCGGTTCCCTATAAAGAATGGTTGGTCGTGCGGTGTTGTAATCGGTGGTTTGTCTGGTTGCGAGGTCGTTTTGATTGCTGCCCGTGGCGGCATGTCGTTTTCGTCCACGTATGCTTTCGCCAGCGCGATTGAATACTTCACCACGTCGCGATCGTCATTCTCTGAGTGTTCGCCATCCTTTTTGATCCAGAGCAGTTTAGCGTTGCCGCGATTGTCTACGCGGTCGTCGATAACCCCGTTGCACAACTGACCCAAAAACTCGCGGTCACGTTCTGCCCCAGCGAATAACGATAACGATTCTGGCTCACCTGGCAACCTGTCTTCCAGTCGTGCCTGTAAATCGGTCTCCCAGAAGTCCGTGTTGACGTTGAACAACCACTGCCCCTGATACTCGCCCTTCACGACTTCGTTCATGCTGTAGGGTTTCCCGCCCATATCCGTGCTTGATCCCTTGCACGCCAACATTCCTGGGTGAGTGTTGCAAAATTCGTAGGTCGATTTCGTGTCCCATCCAGAGTCGGCCACGCCGATGACGACTGGCATCGGGTTGCCGCCGTCCTGGTGCGGGAACGTCACGCGGTGTGCACCGTCGCCCGTCGTCTGCCATACAGCCTCCCACACATCCCGCAGCGTCTTCGCTGTGCCCCTGTCGACGATGTGCGACTGGAAATCCACGCCGTGAGCGATGACAGCCCACACGCGGAACCCGCCGTCCTTCCGTTGCTGGTCGATGGACACGGTTAGAAACCTGCCCCACTCGGGAACAACGCCGCGAGGTATCTGCGTTTTCAATCGATCAGCCACCTTTTCGGGTGTCGTTCGTGTGCGTCTGACCTCCCATGTCTCGCCTTTGTCTTCGTTTATCCACTGCTGCAACTTCCGGGGTTGCTTCCGCTTGCTCAGAAAGTCCCCGACGATGTCGCCCCAGCCGTGGAAAAGGGCATAGAACACGGACAATTGCGAGCCGTAATCGTTCGCCCAACTCGTCGGCGTGCCGATCAGCCACGACATATCGTCAGGCGGCAGGCTGCGTGCGTCCATCGCCTTGTCGTGATCGACCGTGCATCCAGCGGGAACCCATACGCCTGCGTTCATCATCGCTGGTCTGTGGATGTCGTCAATACGCCCTTCGCACCAGCGGCAGACATAGTGGGCGGTCTTCATCGCCAGCGCTCGGTCAGTGTTTCCGTCTGGTGCCTTTTCCCAGTGCAGCATTCCCGGCCCTGATGCGTTGCCGAATTCCAATGTCTGGAACTTGGCACAGTACGGACACGGAACGTGATAGCGATGGTTGGTTGACTGTAACCGCCCCGCTTCAACTGCGGATCTGTCGCGGACGGATGGCGTTGACTCCAGCACGAACTTTCGGTCTGGATATTCTGCACCACGTTTGCGGAATCGGTCGATGGGATCACCTTCCGTCGATGTCGATTCAGCCACCCATTTGTCGATTTCGTTTCCGTGTGCGACCCGAATCGACTTATCCGCCAGTCGCGACTTCCCGCGCGGCCATGCCCCGTGACAGATCGACCGCTTCAATTCAATTCGCGTTTTGTTTTGCCGTACCGCCAGCGGTGCCTGATCACGTAACCGCGTGTTGTGCTCAATCATCTTCCACATCCGCCCGAATACTGCCTTGCAGTTCGTTTCGTCAGGCGTGGCGAACATAGCTTCCTCTGGTCGTTCGTCCATCGACCGCAGTAACATACACAGCCCGAAGTTTGTTTTGAACATACGTGCAGCCCACTGCAACCACAGCGTGCGAAATTGCAGCGAGTCATAAGCCCAGCACGGACCCTGCGGAGCGGTGACCCACGGGCATTGATACTCGTTGAACGCTTCGCCTGATTGAAGGCAGAAATACTTCCGCAACCAGTCGGCGGCGGTTTCCCGATCCCGTGGCGTCAAACAGTCTGCCCATATGTTGGATATGAAACTCATTCCTCGTCCAGCCTCATACTGTCGGCAACTTCTTTCACCCTGACCTTCACCGCGTTGTCCACCAGATCAGCGACCACTGCTTTCACTTCAGCGGGGCAGATATTCGCACACATCGACCCGAGCGGTGCCAACCCGTTCCGCAGGCGGGCAAGACAGATCGCCGTGTCGCGTTCCACTTCTGCCCGTGGAACCAGTCGCCCTTCGAGTAAATCGTTTTTCAGTCGCCGCGTTCGTGCCGACTCTGCCTTGTCCATCATCTCATGGAGCCGCATCTCTGCGGTTATCTCCGAAGCGTCTGCGCCTTCTGCCGCCTTCTTGATGTTGTCCAGTCGCCACTGTCTGATTGTGTCGATTGAATCGCGAGGGCAACCACGCTCCCACCACCTGCGAACCGTTCGGTCTGACACGCCGAGAACTTTACCGACCGTTTCAGACGACAGCACCTGCCCGCCGTCTGCTGTTGCTTTTTCGTATTCGGCAATCAGTGCCTGCACAAATTTCAGGTCGCTTTCAGTTTCCGCGATCAGAAGCAAGTCGTTTAATTCTTTCGCGTAGCTCGTCGCGTTTTTCTTCAAAGGTCAAAACCTCCGTTGGTGTGTCCTGTTGGCGAGTGTGCTGATGCGCGTGCAGACTGACCTGTGGCTGATTCTGTCGCTGCATAGCAACAATCACCCGTGTGGCATTGATGGCTTCGCGGCGACTGCCTTCAGCGACGATGCGAGCCATGTGCAGCGGCAACTGACGCAGCAAAGCGTCGGGGATCTCCCAGCCTTTGTTTATCGCAGACTCCAATTGTCGCAGGTCGCGGCGTGTGTGCCCTGGCGTTATCAGTTCTGGCAGTGGTTCGTTTCCTTTGTTTTTGTTGCTGTTTTCCATCATTTCAGGTTAATCTGATTAAATCTCCATAAACTTGTTGAAGATGTATTCCAATAACAACCGATGGTTGTATTATGTCCTTTGTCAGACACATTCAACACAGGAGCAAAACAATGGCAGACATCAAAAAAATCGGTGACAACATCACAGCAACCTGCCCAGTAACGGGCAAAACTCAAACCTTTGTTGTTACGGGTCGCAACTTCTGCGGCTCGGCGTTTCATTCTTACATGGTCGGCAACTCTGCTTACGGGCGTTGCATCACTACTGTTAACGAGTCAGGCGTTTCTGCTTTCCGCCTGTTCTAATCAACCCACATTCGCCCGCTTCGGCGGGCTTTCTTTTCTCCTTCAAGGATTCACGACAATGACGACGAAGACAAAACTCACACCTGCTGACATCAAACGCAACTACAACGCTAACAACTGCGGTCACTTCTTCGACCGCGATTCAATGAAGTGGTTTGGCGACACGATGCGGTCCTTCGCTGTTATCGTTATCGATGATGTCACTTATTTGTACCGCAAACCAACCGCAACCGTCAATGTATTCGGCACTCGCAAGACAGCGGGGCGGCAGTTCTTTAACTGTTACGAAGTCATGCCGAACGGAAAACTGAATCACGTAATGGCTGATGTCGAGAATATGGTTTGGGCGGCAATCGATCCACCCAGCAAGAAGTGGTAAACCACAACAACGGGCGGGGCGTGTGCCCCGCTTTTCTTTCTTCGTTAAGGAACTGGAATTATGAGAATCGCCGACATCAGATCAGCCATCGATTCGCTCAACTGGAACCGCCAGGATGCCACGGGCGGCACACGAAACGAGAACCGACGGACCAACCTGCCCGAACGACTCGCGCCGCACATCGCAACGGTGCAAAACCTGGTCATTCCTGATCGATTCAAACGAGACATTGAAAACAAGCGGCACGCGCTCGACGCCGCAAAGAATGTGATTTATCGGTGGGCGATGTCGCAGGTTGAACAACCCACAAACGACGGGCAGTGATAATAGCGATTTATTTCTTTTTACTCACACGGGAGATATTACGATGTCCGAACATTTCACACGCAACGTACGCTTCTGGGTTCGCCACGCTGAGTCGTTTGCCAAGGTCACGCTGCGACCCGGTCAGACAATCGAATTCGGCACGGCTGGACCGACTGAGGAAGGCTTCAACGTCAGCACTGAGACGTTGCACTACGACGCCCGCCGTGGCGTGATTACCTGCGACTGCGACAGTTACGGGCAAGACTGCGACGGGCGGCACTCGTCGCACTGGGGCGGCTCCTGCGTCGTCGGTGACGAACAGCGAGTCGAACTGCACGACGACAGCGAAACGCCCGGACATCGGTACTGGGGACCGCGATGGCGGGAAGAAAGCCGCGAGCAGCGGGATATGACTGCGGAGGCGATGGGATATTGATTTGATCAGCATGGCTGCAACACCCAACCAGCAAACTCGCCAAACTGAAATACTTTCACGGCCTCTGGCAGTTCAGACTCTGTCAGGGGTCGCTGGATGCCCGCGAGGCTTAACTCTTTTTCGATTATCTGTTCAGCAGGAACCCCTGCCGCCGCTTTCCCCGCGAGCGTCAGCCGACCGAGCACGGTCCCGAGGTACCCCCCTGACGCCTGCATCTTATCCACGATGATGACTGCCCCACCCTTGCGGCACTTCCCCCGCAGCCGAGCCACCAGCCGAGACCTCAACGGAAGCGGGATAAACATCAAACACAGAAACGCCACCGCTACGTCGAATTCCTCGAAGTCCATGTCGGCGACATCCGCGACCGTGAATTCGCCCGGGCCCTCGTACAAACTCCGCATTGACTCTGCGTTATCGACAGGAATAAACGTCGCACCCCGAGCGGTCAGCGTGTCCCTGAGTAGATTCCCGATATTCCCTGTGGAGCATCCGAGGTCGTAGACTTGCCCGCCGTCCGGGATGTAATGCCGAGCGATGTGAGCGACGGCACCGCTCATCAGGTCGTACCACGGCAACTGCTCCCGTACATGCTGATCGAACCCGCCAGCAACGTCTGCCGTTTTGAATGTCCAGTCGGTTGGAATCTTCATTGTTAATCCACCGGCCTGTAGTTGAATCGCCGTTTCAATTCCGCATTGTACCATCTGGTCGGTGAGTGGATTCGTTTGGATATTGCCGCCGAAATACCGCTCCCCCCCTGGAATGTGTCCTTGGCTCGCTTGACGACCCACGAAGGCACAACCCCTGCCGCCGCAGACTTCAGTAGCTTCTTCCCGAGGGGCGAGGATTGTTTCCCCATCTGTACGGCAGATTCAACTAAAGGCTGTTCCATGAATGGTAACCTGCATTCCACACCGCCTGCCATGAAGGCCTTGTTGCACCGGACGAAGTTTCCCCGTGACATTTTAGCGAGTTGCTGTTTCCTCAGCTCAACCACAGCCGAGTCGGTCGCCTTGCTTGCCTGAATGCAGAAGTTTCCGTATCCGCCGAACAGTTCATCAGCCGCTTCGCCCGACAAGCACGCCTTAAACCCATCACTCCTGATTTTTTTTGCCAGAGGTAGGCATAGGATCGCGATCTCGATCTGCGCCTTGGATGCGATCTCGATTGACTGAACAGCGGCAGATATTGCGTCATCTGTGAGTTCAATCACGACTTCTGTGAGCGGTACGTCGAATTCGGAACACAGCCTGCGGGCTGCGATTAAATCCGGGGACCGGCTGTCGTAGACTGCCGTGTATGCCTGCACGTCCCTTGTTCGATCCCGAGCCAGGGCCAGAACCAAACCGCTATCCAGCCCACCAGAAATCAGACAACACACTGGGGCGTCTGCTTCCAGTCGCTTCTCAACGCCAGCCCTGAGCGTCGTCAGGATACCTTGAGCGTCGGTCGGCCATGCGGGCGGCAGTTTATACCACTTGACCGTTACCCCTGTCCTGAGATTGAATGCCGAGCCCGGGGCAAGGCTGAGTGGCACAGACCCGCCCCTGAACGCTTTCCGCTCTGAAGCCCACACAAACCCCGTCGTTGTTTTCGCGACATACAGTGGCACCTTGCCGAAACTGTCCCGCACCAACCAGTGTTCTCCGTCTGCTGATGACCACGCGAAGGCGAACATGCCGTCCAACCGACCCAATCCGTCGAGCCCGTCCCGCTCCAGCACTGCCGCCAGAACCTCCGTGTCGGACTGTGCAACGAAGTGGCCGCCCTCTGCTTCAATCTCAGCCCTGAGTTCCCGCCAGTTCCAAATCTCGCCATTGAATGACAGCACCGACCCGCCCCGCGAGAACGGCTGTGCGGCAGCCGACGACAGGTCGACCAGTGACAGCCGAACGTGACCGTGGATGCAGCCGTCAGCGGTGACGATCCCATCGCCGTCGGGCCCGCGGTGCCGGATGCGGTCGAGCATCCCGCCAACAGCGTCAACGGTTCCGCCGATATTGCCCGCTAGTCCGCACATGGTGTCGGCCTTTGCAGAATGCCGTCGCGGATTGCTGCGGCGATATGCGACATCATCACGGGCGGGACTGCACGCCCGAGTCGTTCCCATTGCTGGGCGTACGTTCCGGTCAAGATGAAATCATCAGGAAAGCCGCAGATCCGTTTTAACTCTGCGATTGTGAATTTTCGTTTTTCTGTTTTTGTTTCTACTATATTGCCTGCCCCGCCGATATTAAACGAACAGACCGAGGGGCTCGGTTTTCTCGCAGTCCTCCTGACTGGCCGCTTGCCTGTCGTTAGGTATGGGACTGTCAGGGCTTCAGGGATTGCGTCCCGCACGCTGTAGCGATACGCCAGCGGCGAGGGATACACGGGCGGCTGCTCGATGTCGTTACGGACGCCGATGAAAATAGTTCGCTGCCTCTGTTGAGGCACGCCCAGCCACTGAGCGTCGAGCACTTTGCACTTCACTTGATACCCACACGACTTCAGGTCTGCGAGGATCTCCAGAAAGTACCCCTTCGCGGTGCCCTTAACCAGTCCGCTAACGTTCTCAGCAACGAACGTTCGTGGTCGCAGTCCACGAATGAGCCGCGAGAATTCAAAAAACAAGTCGTCCGTTCGCTGCGTGCCGTCGCTGTACTTTTTGACCTTGCCCCATCCCTTTTCACGCTTGCCTGCGGTCGAGAATGAAGCACAAGGAGGCGAGCCGTCCAGTAGGTCGAGTTCGCCGCTCTCCATATCAATCGCGTCAAGGATAGACTGTGGGTCAACATCCCTGATGTCTCGGCCATCCAGCACTGTGTCGGGGTTCATGTTTTCCGAATACGTCTTGCGGGCTGCTTCGATGAACTCAGATGCCCACGCCACCTTGTAGCCTGCCATTCGATAGCCTGTACTGGACCCGCCGCCACCACTAAATGTCGACGCGACAGTCAGGCCGTTCCACGGGATAGTTCGCACCTCGCCCATTGTGGGGACGCTGTAGGGTGGTTTATCGGTGGCAGTTAATCGCGTCTCGGTCATTGGCTTTTTATCGTCCCTCACCTGGTAGTGGGCTGGCACGCACGTGATAGTAGGGCACGGTCGGTCGGTCACGTCTAGGTTGCGAATGAACCCGCTCGTATCGTGAAACACCCTGATCGTCATTTCCCGCCGCTCCATTTGTAGCCGCACTTCGGGCATTCGTGCTCGGTCTCGATATTCTCGTCCACTTCCTTGAAGTCGTCAGGCGGTGCCACATCTTCCTGCGGCAGATCCAGCAGGTCAGCGAGTTCGTCGGGATCGAACGCCAGCAACCCGAGGTCGAACTCATCCGCGTGCAGGTCAGCGAGTTCGTTCGCCAGTAGTTCGGAATCCCATCCCGCGTTCAGTGCCAGCTTATTATCGGCGATAACATACGCTCGCGTCTGTGCCTCTGACAGGTGCGACAGGCGGATGCAGGGAACGTGCTCCAGTTCCATTCGCGTGGCGGCGAGGACGCGACCGTGTCCCGCTATGATTGTTCCGACTTCATTTATTAGGACGGGATTCGTAAAGCCAAACTCACGGATCGACGCCATGATCTGGGCGACCTGCTCGTCGCTGTGCGTGCGACTGTTGCGGGCATACGGCGTCAGGCTTGCGGTTGCAATCTGCTCGATTTCTGGTAACGATGCGGTCTCAGTCAATGGTTTCCCCTTACCCCGACCGGGGCGGTTTTTCGTCGGACGGACACTCCGAAATTTTTTTTACGTACAAAAAAAGTCTGCTGCCAAAACCC